AGATGTCGTATAGGGCTGACAAGGGTGTTACGGAGCACTCCCAAGTGGCTAGGTCAGCGAATATAAACTCTATATTCGGGAAAACTTGGTGAACAGCGTATGAAAAGTGGTGGCTGGTGGCAAGTACATAATACATAGTGTGTAAACACTATCACATAGCATCTTGGTACAAATATAGTGAGTGATTGACACAATTCACTATCATAAAAATTAACAATGATTCGATAGCTCAGTATATAGTTAGCGACTGGCGTTTCGGTAAAACGATGAAAACTTATGCTTGGTTATTTGAAAAGTTGCTAGTGAAACAATACACAAGAGTTGGTGGTAACACTAATGTTGAATGTATCTATCTACATTCGTGTATGAGGTATGAGCAGTACAATCCCTGCCTATAAATCCTACTGTCTAGTGTAACTAGGTTGATAGTATATTCTGTAATCAGTTCGAGAATAATGTCACTGATAAAACCGTATGTCTTGCAATCGGTTTGTATAAAACAGTGTAAGGTATTCGTAACAGTTGGAGCGAATTAAAATAATAAACTGTTGACTGCATAAGGGTTAGTCACCTGATGATAAGTAATAAGTGAATATACCATTTAATGTTTGAGGTCTACCTAATAGGAAATAAGTGAATATATAACAGAGAATGTGAGGGCTACTTATCTTACTTGTGCTTATATGTGGTGGATAATATAATGCTAACAACATTATACTTATCAGTAGGTTCGATTCCTACAAGCACATTGACACTTTATGTCGAAAAATATAAAATATAAATTATTATATAGGAGGGTTAATACTATGAATAAAGAAGAACTTAAAAGACAGTATTCGGTAAATGCTGAAAAGGTAGCATGGAAAGAATGTGAAAACGGAGGGTATAAATGGAAAACATCAAAAATAAACAAAGATGGATTCTATATCAATGAAGAGAAAGGGAAATATACTGTTGTAGACAGTAAAACTAATAGTCGAACAAGATTCAGACATAATCTTGCAGACTTAGAAGAATTATAATATTCAAGAAATAAGCACCCAACGCAAACTGCAAAGGGTGCTATTTTTATACCCAAAGTCAATACTACAAGAAAGGAAACTAAAGCAATGCGAAAAGAAATCATATTTACAAACCAGGAAAAGCAAAAACTACTTACGGCAGCCTTAACAGTTACACTCTCAATTTCTGCCTTATTTATAGGTAGAGCAGTTCAAAAAGTAACTTACAACAATCACACATACCCACTATCAACAGTGGTTGAGTGTGTGAACGGAAACGAAATAACAGCCAAGGATTTTAATGGAAACCTTTGGACATTCACAGATAACACAGAAGATTGGATCAAGGGAGATATCTGCTCATTAATAATGTACGACAATTATACAGATATCATCTATGACGACACAATTATCAAAGCTCAATATTCAGGTTTTGTAAGATAAAGAAGGGAGAATATTTATGAGTAAAATAAAATATGATGCTATACGCATCGCAAAGCAATTACAGTATTCAGAAGATACATTGCAGGCAATAGCCAATGCAAAAACGGAAAATGAAATATCACGCATTATGCGTGATGCAAGATTAAAGGAGGTATAAAGGAAATGCAGAGAGTAATAATGTTTACAGCGTCAAATGGAAGTCAGATTGTAGATTTTCGACCTGACGCAGATATCAGAAGAGAAGAAGAAATTTATATGTTTCAAAGAAGAGAAAGAGAAAAATACTATAAGAAACTTGAAGAAGCTGACAGTATAAAAGGCAGAATAAAATCATTTGTAAGGAGGATATTTGCATGAAACCAAACGGATATTATAACGGATTTGCTTATATGGGTTTTGTACCATCAATAAGTAAATATCAACAGTTTGAAAGTGAAGTTGAATACAGAAATTATCTAAAAGAAAGAGGTGAAATCTGATGTACATAACGTATGAAGAACCATTAAAGGGTAAAATATTCACTGAAAAGCAAATGCATGAAGTCTACAGAAATATGGTAGACAAAACAGAATATCCAGATTTTGAGTGTTGGAAAACAGATATGCTCAAGTCAGGAGTGTTTGAAAAGTCTAGTAACTAAACGGCAAGCGAAAGCGAGCCGTTATTTTTTACTTAAAATACATATCAAAGATATTAAAAGAAAAGAGGTAGTTAATTATGTGCAAAATGTTTGAAGTAGTAACAGGAAGAAAGTCAAAGGGAAGTGTTGACAAGTTAGAAGGTCTTACAAAGGCATACACTGATATACATGAAGACATTGCAATTATTAGAATACCTGTTGAGTTAATGGAAGTTGATTCACGGTATCAGACAGACGAAAGAACGGAAAGGGATTTAAAATATCTAACTAATAATTGGGATGAAAGAAAGCTCATGCCTTTACTTGGTGTACCACATTGGGAAGAAGGCAAAGTGTATATAGTTGATGGTTATGGAAGATGGATTGCAAGTCAGATTGTAGATAAGGATAAATATAAGGATTTAAAGGTGCAACTAATTTTAAATGCACCAACGGAAGATTCTGAAAGAGTTGCATTTGAAGCTGAATTATATGCATTTCAGGGTGTATCAGTTAGAAAGGTAACGCCAATTCAGAAGCATGGTGCAATGCTTGTATTACATGATCCAGCAACGGAAACACTTGAAAAAATGAAAAATATCTATGGCTTTGAGTATAGAGAAAATGCAGGTAATAGAGGAAGTGGAGTTCTTGGTTCATATACAGAAGCATTGAGTCTCTGTTCAATCGACAATGGAGCTTGTGCAGAATATGTATATGACATAATAAGAGATTCTGGATTTGATAGAAAACATAGCGGATATGTAAGTTATATAACTCGTGCATTAAGAGATATGTATAAGTTATATGCACAGGATAGAAGCGAAACAAAGAGTTTTTTATCAAATGAGTTTAGAAAAATTACACCAGAAAATTTAAAGGCAAATGCTTGTGCAAAATATCCTATTTTAGATTTTAGAACAGCGGTATCTCTTTATGTTGAGGATATGATTGTAGAAGGACTTGGACTTGAACAGTCAAGAGTGATTGAAGGTACAAAGGTTATATTTATCAAGAAGAGAACAGCATAAGAGAGAACATATACATATAAAGCTGCACTATCAGGCTATACGGGTAACAGAAAGGAGTGAGATTTATGCACAATTTTAGAAAGTCAAAGCGAATGCGTGACTTTGATATGATATTACGGAAGAATGGATATACGCCGACAAGGTGCAAGGGAAGTCATTTCGTATATATCAACAGAAATACGCATAGGATAATGCCTGTTAATAAAGATTTAAACGACATGGTAAGACAGAGATTAATTAAAGAGTATAACTTGGAGGTGTGATATGAAAGAAAATCATAGAGAAATATTAGTGGTATCAAACACAAAAGGCAAAAAGTTCTCTCTTATTGAAACAAGTGATAATTATATTGTTGCTTGCGGTTATGATTCATCCCAAAGATGGGGTAGACAGTGGGAATATGGTGTGTATTACATGTTTTCAAACGACAAAGAGAAATTAGTTGCACTTAATAAAGCAACTGAAAAGCTGTTTGAAAAAGTAAATAAGAATTATATTTCACGGACAAGATTGGAAGAACTTGCAACACTTTTTAAAGATGGACTTATTTCTGATGATAGAGAAAATGCGTTTGAATTTTTCGAAAATTGTTGTGAGATGACAGATAAAGAGAAAGAGTGGTTCGGTATTGAAGAAGATAGTCCAATAGCAAACACAAAGTTCGAGAATCCTATGTACAATAAGGGATATGATGATGGGTTCTCTGATGGTGCAAACAGCATAGAAAGTGAGAAAAAATGAAGGAGAATGATTATGAAATATAATTTAGAATTTAGCGGAAAAGATTGCAATGATGAAAAATATACTATGTTAGGAACAGTGGAAATAAGTGAAAGCAAGTGTTTTCAGTATGGAAATGGCAAGGTAATAAAATTCAATGTTACTGAAAAAGAGAAGGGATATTCAAACACTAATTCATATGATATTAGATACGACACAAGATATAAAAATGATAAGGAAATAGAATACATAAGGAAGTTCATAAAAGATAATTTTTCACAGGTTGTTGAAACTTCGATTGTTATTTATAAGATAAATGAAAATATGGATATGTCAACATTTATCAAAGTAGGAAACAGAAGAGAAGCCTATAAAGATTATTGTGAGTTTGAGAGTGACTTTGATGATAACTGTAGAACGGAGTTATCTTATGAAGAGTTTTGTAAGGAACTTAATAAAGGTTATGGAAATTCAGATTGTATACAAATTGCTAGATTATATGAAGATACGAAAGGAGTTGTTTGGTATGACAATGAATATATATAAAAACATAGGAAAGATTGGAGAAAATAAAATGAAATATGATGATTTCACGAGCGGAGAATATGTAAAAAAAGAAGATGTAATGACATATTTAAGAGTGTTTGATTGGACTATGCCAAGAGAAGAATTAATTGAGAAATTTAAAGGCATTTCATCTATTACTCTTAATGACCAGGATATAAACAAAGTAAAAATAAATAAAGTGTTAAATGGTGAATGGAGCAATGATTAATTAGAAATGGATAATTTTTTTGGAGGTATGAAATGACGTACACAATAGAAGCAAAAACAGAAAAACATTTGACAATGGAATTATGCCACAAGGCAGATGAAATTGTCCCATCTGGAATGATTGAAGAGGTGTTACCTTTTGTTGTGTCATTTCATGACTTAAAGGGAAATGATATACAGAAGGCAAAGAGTTTTATCATGGAACATTTTGGAAATCCAGAGTGTAAGGTTGCAAAAGAACATTATAATGGATGCTTTTGTAACCTTGACTATATTTAGAATGCGTATGGAATTGGATAATTCATAAGGAAAGGTAAAGGTAAAATAATGAGTTTTCAGGAATTTGAACGTAAATACTCTTATCTTTTATCTTGGGAAGATGCAGAGAAAAAGGTAGGACGCAAATTAGATTGGAATAACAATTTTGATTGTTGTTTATATCATGATTTGTTAGTAGAAGCTGTAAATGCAAAGTAAATGCGTGTTTCATAAGATTAGAAAAATGAGGTAAAGATATGGAAAGAAACTTTGAATATTTAGGATTTCGTGGTAGAACTTGTGACATTGTGCGAATTGGAATAGATTGGTTTGATTATAGAGATGACGAAACTGATTTACCAAAAGTAGGTGCGTTTTGCAGAAAATGTGCAAAAGAAACAGCAAAACCAATGATGCCGATTTACATGAACGGAAAGCCAGCTTATGCTTTACATTGTAATAAATGTGGTAGTGAATACCCAATGTATAAATCAATGTTTATCGAGAGGTATGTTGGATATGATACGGTTGCAGGTGGTCATGTAAATCCTACACACGGTATGAAATCTGTAGTTGTTTCTATGGATAGAAAGGCAAGAGAACATTATAATAACAGAGAAAAGCGTGTAGAAGAACAGATGTGCCAAATCATGAACTGTTCACCAGAAGAATACAAAGAGAGAAAAAGGCAGTGGGAAGAAGAAGCTAAAAAAAGTAAAAAGAAATTTGAGAAAGAGCAGGCTGTTAGACATGCAGAATATGAAGATAAAAAGAGAAAAGAAGAGTCAAACAAAAGAAAAGAACTTATTGACAAAGGCATTATTAAGTATGTAAAGAATGTAGGTCTTGTAAATACGGAAACAGGTGAAGTAGTTAAGTTGTAAAAGAAATTCGCATTTCAACAGAAAGGAAAAGGAGGATAAATTATGTCACATTTTATTACATTAGTATTTACAAAAGAAAACGGGAAATCAGTTGAGGAGTTGCTTGCTCCATTTGATGAAAATATTGAATATGCTCCATATGTTAAGTATACAAGAGAACAGGCAATAGCTGAAATTAGAAAAGAAATTGAAGATTATAAAAATGGATTGTATGCAAAATATTTATCAGATCCAAAGGCATATGAAGAAAGTTGTAGCAACGAAAATCATATAAATTATCTTAAAAATACATTTCCAAAGAAAATGAATTGGACAGACGATGAATGTTATGAAGATATGAAAGATCGTTTTAGTGAAGACATGATTAAGCCAAACGGGGATTTACTTTCTACATACAATCCAAATTCAAAATGGGATTGGTATAGTGTTGGAGGAAGATGGAATAAGCACATTAAGACATTAGATGGAGAACAGGTAAACGAAGCGTATGTGAATAAAATTGACTGGAAAGAAAGTACACCATTTGCATTTATTGCTCCTAATGGAGAATGGCATGAAAAAGGCAAAATGGGTTGGTGGGCTATAGTTTCTAACGAAAAGGAAGAGAAAGATTGGGAAACTGAATTTAAAGAATTTATTGATAGTTTGGACGAAGACACAGTAGTAACAGTTGTTGATTGTCATATTTAAATAGGCAGTTGAAACTAAGATTTCATAATATGGAAGGAGAAAGAACATATGATTGAAAAAGGAACGGAATTTTTACCATATTATATACAAATGATTATTAATTATAGTGGTGGAATTGGATTTGAAAATTATAGGGAACGGAGTGATGGAAATGAGTAGATATACATGTGAAAAGACAAAGGATGAAATTCTTGAAATTATTGCAGAGGAATTTAGAAAAGTAAATAAAGATTATGATGATGCAATGCAGAACGACAATGATAAACTCAAAGAACGGAATCAGGGTAGATATGTAGCAATGTTTGATTTGTTACATAAATTAGAGATTTATGAAAAGGAGTGAAGCAAAATGACAAGTATTGAAAAGTCAAAAGAAGATGCACGGAACTTAAATGAACTTACGGATCACTTGATTAAGCTGATTGAATCGGATGATAAGCGGTTCTCATTTGAATTTTGTGCAGGTGGCACAATGGAGATTTACGACAAAGAAAAAGAAATCGGTTATGCAGTTCATGTTGCACCGATTGAATATGATGAAGATGGAAATGCAATAAATTTATAGCAACCGCAAAGGCAGTTAGGAGAATAAATACCTAGCTGCCTATTTTATTACAAGGAGGAATACAGAATGTTGAAGGTAAATGACAAAGTAAAAGTGCACATGTATGACACATGTAACAGAGAGATTAAGACACGGAACTATGGAACTATATTTACAGTTCATGAAGATAATGGAAAGCTTGGTATTGATTGGAATACAGAGAAGTCACCGACAACTTGCAACGGAGAAGTGTTCACACCATTTGAAACATTTTCATATTCAGTAATCTTTGAGAATGTGGAGAATGGAAAGAAGTACCATTGGAGTAACGCAAAAAACGGAATTGTAGAGGAGGTTTAATATGAGTAGATGGTTATATGATCCTGAAACGGATTCACGGAATGGAAAAGAGTTTACTTATAACTCACCAATACATGAGAACGACACATTATTTAATGGCTTTTCGTATAGAGAAGTTATGGATGTTGTGATTGCAAATTATGGTCATGACATTACAGAAAAACAGTTTGATAAGGCACTTAAAGAATTTATGGATATGCGAATTGAAGATATGAAAGAAAATCTGATATTGTGTAAGGCAAATATGTTAAAGGAAATTAGAAAGGCAGGTTGATTAGTATGAGAGAAATTAAAGTTCAGTTATATAGAGGCGAAGATGACAATTATGTAGAACTTTGGAAAACAGTTGAAGAAATTGAAGGAAAACATAGATATTACGGAAGATATACATATGGAAATGAGGGAACTTGGTATTCAGTATGCGATCCGCTTGGTTACTGTGAATTAAATGCACCAATGGCAGATGATGTAATGTTTATCTGTTGTGATGAAAATGAAAATGAAGTAATCAGATATTCAAATGCGGATGGAAATAAACTTCCAAAATTTGAAACGATAATCAAAAGAGAATGGAACAAGGTAAAGGAAAAGCTTCAGTATAATGTGGAAGACTTGACTAAGAACTTTTGGGCTGAGTGTTGGAACGGAGATACCACAATGAAAATAAATCAGTGGTTGTTATCTTATAAAGATCCAGATTTATATCCTGAAAAGGCAAAAGATTATGACGAAAATTGGACAGGATGTTGGGCAGAAAAGGAAATTGAATATGAACCTATTCCAGATACAGAATTTGAGTATTTAGGTCATAAATATCAGTTCACGAAGGTAAAACATAAACATGAATATTGTGGTGTTGAGTGGTACGAGTTTGTATGTACTGATTCACCTTATGTAATGCAGGATACACCTTGGGTAAAGGATAGAGCATGGATTCAGTCTTATATGTATCTTGGAAATTGGTTTGATGATAAGACTTATGGAACAATGTATGATCAAAGAACTGCAAGAGAAAAGGTGGTTGCAGCACTTATCAAAAAGTTTCCTATGAAAGAGAAATGGGATAAGTTACTTTATGTAAAGAAGAGAACAGGAAATGAATTTTATAATTGTGATTGCTGTTATGAAAAATCATATTCTGATATGGCAGATGTGCTTATTAACAGAAATTATCACAGAAAGGATGTTGACCATCTTTGTAAGTTCATCAACAAGGAAACGGAAGGTATCGTATTTGCAAGTAATAGAGGCACTAAATATACAATTAGAGAGACTTATCCAGATATTTATGATTATGATAATTGTCTGATATAAGAGATATAAGAATTGAGGTGATTAATATGCAAATTCTTGATAAAGCAGTTACACCAGACGGAATGGAAATTGAACTACATGACTTGAGTGGTGAGCATAAATTACCTGATTACAACGGAATGATAATTACATTTTGTACAGTTGCTAAAAATACTTTTCCTGAAGGTAAAGGATGGTACTCACAAAAAGGTAAAAAATTTCGGTCATCTATTTATAGTTGTGGTGACTATACAAAAGACATGGTAAAGGCAGATTATGAAGCATTGAAAAATGGAACAAAATCTCTTGCAGATTTAAAAGCACATTTTTGGAATCATCAGAGAGATTGTTTTGTACTTGGATTATAGGAGAAAACGCAAATGGCAGCACAGAAATTTGAATTATTTATGGGTTGTATGGGTAATGGAACTACTGTATGTAATAAAGCAGTATATGAACATGGAGATTATAAAACTATTGCACATATTTCTAATCATGGGGTAATTAAGTTTTATGTTCCTGAAGATTATATTCCAGCCGATGCAATGGAAAAGATAAAGAAAACAGCAGAACGAAGCAAGGCAGAATTTTTAGAGAAATGGAATCAGAAAACTACAAGACAGAAGTGTGAATATATGTTAGATATTCCTAGTATTGGCTATGGTGGAGTTATGAATCCATTTTATGTAATATGGGACAACAATAGAGATTTACCATTTGAAGAAAGAGTTAAGTTGATGGAAGAGAAATTCTTTCAGACACACATGTAAAGGAGTGATACTATGGCACAGCAAATATATTATTTACATAGCTGTAATGAATGGAAAGAGTATTCTAGTATGCGACTTCTTTTCATTGGAACATCACAACAAAAGTTAAAAATGAAAATCTCAAAGGAAATTGAAGAAGGTAACATGGAATATAAACCAGTTACTACTTATCATGATTGGGATGGAGAACATATTATATGTAAAGAAAAAGAGAATACTCCGAAACAACAAGCAAAACTATTCAGAGAGGATTGGGAAACCGAAAGTCGTAACAATATAAGAAGTGAGCTTAAATATGGAGATTTTAGTTACACATATAATAATGAAGAGATGTGACAATCGAATGAAAGAGTACTTTCAAATAGAGAATAAAATATAAAAGGAGATTAAAATTATGAGAGTAAACGAAATTAGAAAAACAGAAACAATTGAGAAGTTAGTAAGAACAGAGTACATTGCAGAGGATGGAACTGTATTTAGAAGTGAAGAAGAGTGTAAGAAATATGAGGAATCAGCACTGTTTGCAATTAGTAAAGAGTTGAAGAGACTTGATAATAAGAAAAATGGAGCTTCTGAATATGATATTTATGATGAATGTTCGGAAGAATATTTGGTAGAGATTTTCAATGCAGAAACAGAAAGAGATATTGAGAATATTAGAAGATATGTATATCTTAAAGCTCTTTCAAAGAGTTCATATGCAAGAAAGGAAGATGTTGATTTACCTAATATCACACCAGGACATGAAGTAATTATCCATTGGAATTATGATGAAGATAGTTGTTGGACTATTGGAAATGGAAGTATTGATGCTTTCTGTGGTTATATTAGAGACAATCTTGTGAGTTTAATTACGTCAAAGGAGGAAAAATAATATGAACGGATATGAATTTAAAAGAGAAATCGAAAGAATTTTTAAGGTGGCACGAAAAATGTGTCCAAATGTTACAGATGATATGTTAGATGCAAATGGAGCTATCTATTATATGAATGGAAACGACAGTACACCGTTTGATTGGAATTGTAATAACAGATTATGTGAGTTTTTCATTTTCCATAAAAATGAGATTGGATTTATTAAGGCTAATGTAAATAGTGATAATACAGTTGATGTGTATATCTTTGAAACAGACGATGCTATGCAACCGACTTATAAATTCATAGAGAAAATGGAAAATGTTAAGGCAAGTAGTTTTGCAAGGATTATGAATTATATTGCAGACGAAGAAAGATTGTGGGATAAGCCGATTGATGAACTTGATTGGGATGTTGATAGCTCAGAATGTGATGAAATTGATTAGAAATAGGAGAATAATTAAAGGCAGATGCAAATAATTGTGTCTGCCTTATTTTATTGGAAAGGAGAATGTAAGATGAATGACAATAGTAGGAGAGCCTTATATCTCGTAGCAGGGGTTTATTTGGTATATCTGGGCGGAAAGCTTGTGTGGCAATTTATCAAAGGGATAGGAGGAAATCCAGCGGTATCCATTATAGGGGGAGTTGTGT